GACGAAGGGCCATAGTTATGAAGCCGGATATAAGTTCAAGTTCGATGATGTAACCGTCAAAGGTAAACTAGAGACTAAAGATACTGGCTCTGCCAAGACTAAGGTTGAAACTGAAGTTCGCTATACCTTCTGAAAAAAATATCTTGACATTTTTGTTCTCTATTAGTATAATTGGTTGTTAAAAGGAGAGCTATTATGAATTTTGAAACTGTTTTCGAATCCCACTTTGATTCTTCTCACCGTGTAGAAGATCTTCCTAAAGGCTTACCTGCCCAACACTATACCTTTGTTCGTACAGAAATTGATAACACTTTTCACAGCCATCTTTATATTATGAGAAATACTTGGAGAGACGGAGGAGAAATTGTTCGAGAAGGTGAAAATTCTTTTATGCAGGCGGGAATTCCAGAAGTTTCTGTAGAATCTTCGAATGATTGCCCGCTTGATGAGTGGCCGAGAGGAGCAGACGCATATAACTTCTTAATTACAAACTGGTTTTCTGCCATGATCTCAGGAACTACTACATCCTCCTTTATAGCAACAGGAGAAAGTGATTGGCATTCTGTTTCTTTAGAGGCTGATTTTACTTCTGCATGGTCAGACGGATATCCTCGACTTCCTCGAGTACCTCATAAGAGATTGAATGATAATGGATGTGTAACTTTCTGCATTCTTCCGAAAAGTGAGTTAGATGCTCAAGTTGGAGCTTCTGGTGCAAAACATTCAATTCCTTATAGGTACGACTACTTTCACGTTTTGGAAGGCGAAGTTATAAGAACTCGTATCTGCAATAGCGACTATAGTGGAAATTTAATTCTAGCACTAGGGAGTATTGAGGGACAGGAAGGCTCTGTAATCCCCTATTATACTAAACAAAACCAACATTTTACTGCTCTTGAGGAGACGATCGCAATTAGCTGTGTTAGGTACTAATACAAAAGAGCCTGTAGGTACTTCTAAGGAGAACTAAATTATGTATTGGTTAAAAAGCAATAGAATAGTCTCACAGTTAGTCCTATTAGTTTCATTAATTGGTACAGTGTATGGGTATTATTTAAATGGACTAAGTTTAGGGACAGTGTTGCTTCCAATTCTAGGATACTCTCTTTATATAGGATTAGGAATAAGTGTAACTTTTCACCGTAATCTTACCCACAAATCATATAAAACCCATTCGTGGATTACAAAGCTAGGAACATTACTAGGCACATTTAGCAATACCGGAAGCAGTATTGTTTGGGTAGCGATTCACATGAATCATCACAAGTATGCAGATACTGAAAAAGATCCACATAGTCCTATACATACAGGACTAAAAACGTTTGCTTTAGAGTACGATTTAGATACAAGTAAAGTTAGATGGACGATGAAACATTTAATTCATGACAGGTATCATATGTTCTTACATAAATATTATTTTGGTGTAATAGTAGCCTGGAGTTTATTTTTGTATTTAATTGGTGGATTTTATTTAATGGTATTTTTACATTGGTTTCCAATGATTATTTGTGGAGTAATGAGTAACATTAATAACTACATAGGACATAAACCAGACTGGTGGGGTTCGTACAGAACATACGATACTAGAGACGATAGTACAAACAATTGGCTGTGGGCGATACCTTTTTTTGGCGAAACATTACATAACAATCATCATAAACGACCTTATTCATATAACCACGGCGAAAAATGGTATGAAGTTGATATAGGTGCTTGGATAATACGTCTAATTAAAATTAAATAATATATTTCTACAAATCTTACAGGAGATAAAAATGTATCAGTCTATTGATGAGAGTTTAATAGCTAGGGAATACAATGCTGCTACTGATATAGAGTGGCTGCAAGAACGTATTGATAACTCAACAATAGTGACTGGCACTGCCGAAGAACTCGTAGGGGCAAGTAATTTTGATTTTGATTGGATAATTACTGATTCTTCTGGGAATATATTAAAGTACACGCAATACTCCTATGCCAATGAGAATACCTTATTAATAATGCGTACTTTTGATTCTACGAACGCGCATAGTATAATCGGCACAAAAATATTCGAGTATATAAAAACAATACTGCCTAGTATTAAATATGTTGCAATATTATACGGTACGGAAAGTCACAGAGTAGTAATAAAACAAAGATTCCCTAATGTCATTGACGGAGAAATCCCCGGATTACTGAGATACAGACTCTAAAAAATGGCTACTTTTACCCGCACATTAAACATAACCTCAACAAGCTATGGTAGTCCTACAACTATCACACAGAATGTTGCTCCTGGCGATCAGATAAATGTAACTGTAAATGGGCCTAACGGCGATGATATCTTTGCTGATTCTGATACGAACTGTAGTTCTTCACAGGGAGGTGCTTATTCCTCAGGTAGTGTAGTTGCCCTTACCTCCTTTAGTGGTTCCAGCTACACCTATACAATGACAACTACTGACGGGGATAAAAATAATCCCGTATTCCATTACGGAAGAGTTACGGGCACAATTAGTTCTGCTTCAGATACTGAAGCAGATAGTTTAAGTTTTGGGGCGAATGTAACCGGAGCAAATTTAGGTGCAATAACCTATAGGTCTGACCAAATTACTGGAATAAACCAGGCCGTAACTTTTTCAAAAACTAGTGGTGCTTCAGGTTTTGAGTGGCAAGTTACAAGTAGTGCCACAACCCCTAATAGTGGTTGGGGGACAAGCTCTGTAAGTGTTTCCAACAATCAGTATGTACATTTAAAAATGACAGCTTCAAGCAGCTACTCTACTGCACGAAGCGCCACATTCAGTATTGGAAGTCCCGCAAAAACAGATACTATTAGTACTACTACTAAAGCTGCCAGCTCCCCCTCTGCGTTCAATTTAGGTGATACCGCAAGTACGACCGCAGGAAGTTCTTATAATTCAAATACTATTACGTTAGCAGGGTTAGACACTGGACAAAGTGTTACTGTAAGTATTTCTTCCAACTCCTCAACTTATGGGTACTACAAAAACGGAACTTTAGTTGCAAGTGCTGCAAATACTACTGGCGCTAACGGAGATCAGTTTTATGTTTCTCATGTTGCAAATACAGGCAACGGCACAGTAACTTCTACTAGTCTTACGGCGGGAGGAACTTCAGACACTTTTACTACGACAAATAGTGGTAGCGGAGGGGGTACAGGTTGGTCTGTAAGTAAAAGTAGCCCTAGCGGAACTCCGAATGAAGGCGATCTAATCGGAATAAGCATTAGCGCTCCTTTAGGACAGAACGAAAATTTCTGGTGGAGCCTTAGTCCTACTGATGTAAATGCCTCTACAGGTAGCGGAACAACTTCATACAATCCTGCAAGCAAAAGTCTTCCTGCGTATAATACTGGTGGTTTTAATTTTACTCCTAATGTAGATTATACAGATGATGCTGCTGCTGGCACAGGACCTTATAACTATACCGTTAATGTATATGATAATTCTGCGAGAACAAGTCTTGTAGCAACAACAACAGTTGCTGTAAATGATACCTCTCAGCCGTTACCTCCAGATGCAGCTATTAATGCTATAGGCAATCAAACTTTCGCTTATGCGGCAGGCTCAAATAATGGACACTCTATAACTATAGGTGGATCGGATGGTAACCATAACTACTATGATGTGGTAGTAAATGGGACTACAACTCCTGTTTATGGTACAGAAATAGGAAACGGAACTCTCGAAGTAGCCGACGATAACATAGCGCCAGGCAATCAAACCACTTTTAGAGTATATGCAAGAAGACCTACTGCTAATAATGGAGATAATAGTTATTACAATACCTCTAGAACTTATACAGTTTCTAGAAAAGCTCAGACCCCTTCAATTAGTGCTGCTTTAGCTTCCAACCCTAACGATGATGACGTTACAATTAATTGGACTATCAGTAATGGAGACGGAGGTACTTTACAATATAGTACCGATAATGTTAATTGGACTAACGGAAGTAGTTTTGCACAAGCAGCTAAAAGAGGAACGGCATATACTTTATATGCACGAACAAACGCTACAGTAGTTTCAGATACCGCTAGTGGTTCTTTTACTCCGGGATACAATGCTCCCGACGCTGCCATTAGTGCAATTGCTAGCCCTGATTTAGCTTATGGAAGTACTACGCATGTAGTCGCTATAGCTGGTGGTAGCTCTATAGATCAGTATTACGTATATAATAATGCAGGTACCGTTAGCTATGGCGGTAGAACTGGTAACGGTAATATAACAATTACTCATGGCGTAGCAGCTGGAGGCGCAGCAACATTTAGAGTATACGCTCGTAGACCTATAGCTGTAGGTGGCGATAACGCCTTTGATGATACTGGTACTACTTTTGAAGTAGAAGTCTATCCAAACAATGTTGTTCTTAGCGTTTCTAATGATAACCCATCAGCAGCTTCTGTAACCGCAACTCTTTCAGTTACTGGCGGACAGGGGGGTACAATAGAGTACGCTAAAACTAGTTATAGTGCTACCACGACATATGCACAGGCTAGGGGGACAACAGTAACCTACTATGCAAGAAGTAGGGGGTCTAATGGACTTGTCTCTCAAGTATCTTTCGTAGACCATTCTGTAGGGTATATAGCTCCAGATGCTGCTATTACTGCCATTGCTAGTCCTGATTTAGCTTATGGAAGTACCACACATGATGTCGGTATACAGAATGGTGGTGCCTCCGATGAGTATTTTGTATATAATAATGCAGGCACCGTTAATTATGGTAGTAGAACCGGTAACGGTACTATAACAATTACTCATGGCGTAGCAGCCGGAGGCGCAGCAACATTCAGAGTGTACACTAGAAGACCTCTAGCTGTAGGTGGCGATAACGCCTTTGATGATACTGGTACTACTTTCGAAGTAGAAGTATACCCTCAAACACCTACAGCAAGTGTAGCGTTTAATAACCCAAATGATAATGATGTAACAGCAACTGTAACAGGCTCAAATACTACAGGAGCTGCTTCTTTAGCGTATAGTAATGGTGGTACTTATGTTGCTGGTAATACCTTTGCAGCTGTAAGAGGGACAGCAGCTAATTACTTTGTGCAATCAACAGGAGCTAATGGACTAACAGCCTCTGGAGGAACGAGCGGTACGCCTGCATATAATGCTCCAGACGCGGCTATTAGTGCAATTGCTAGCCCTAATTTAGCTTATGGAAGTACTACGCATATAGTCGCTATAGCTGGTGGTAGCTCTATAGACGAGTATTACGTATATAATAATGCAGGCAGTGTTAGTTATGGCGGTAGAACTGGTAACGGTAACATAACCATTACTCATGGCGTAGCAGCAGGCGGAGCAGCTACATTTAGAGTATATGCTAGAAGACCTGTAGCTGTAGGTGGCGATAACGACTTTGATGATACTGGTACTACTTTCGAAGTAGAAGTTTACCCGAATAATGTATCTCTTAGTGTTTCTAATGATAACCCAGAACTAGCCAATGTAACCGCAACTCTTTCAGTTACTGGCGGACAGGGCGGTACAATACAGTATGCTAAAACTAGTTATGGTGCTACTACAACCTATGCACAGACTAGAGGGACAACAGTAACCTACTATGCAAGAAGTGTAGGGTCTAATGGACTTATCTCTCAAGTATCTTTCGTAGACCATTCTGTAGGGTATATAGCTCCTGCAACCTATACTAACTCTGATTTTACTGTTCCTTATAATAGTACGTCGCATTTTGATCTTCTTACTTCTCTTCCAGCTAACGATAACTACGAAGTACTGACCGGAGGTTATACAGGTACCGTTCGAGGATCTCAGTCCGGTGGCGGGGGAAGCGTAAGTGTAATAGAAGTTACTAATATTAATAACCCAGGGGAGAATGTAACCTATTATATTCGTGGCTACAGAGCAGTAGCCGTAGGCGGTGATGGCCTTTATGATAATATGGATACGTATATTGTCGGAGAACTCCCACAGGCATCAACAGTACTAGGAACCTTCACAGATCTGGGTACCGAGTCAACCTCTGGTACTTTTAGGGTTATAGTAACTCCAGGAGCCGGAGCCTCTTCCGTACAAATTTCTTTAACAAACTCTAGCACAAATCTTCAAAACAATGATACTAATTTAGCAAACGTTGTCAGAGCAGGCGATAGAATATTTACAAGAACTACTGCGGCAAACGGCACTGTTCAAGACGGTTTCCTAGACACTCCAGCAACCTACTTAGCTCCAAATACCGGCAGTATTGCAGGTACTAGCTCTACCATTGGGCCCACTGCTACTACTGGATCCACTACAGTAAGTGGAGTTTTAGCTGGGCATACTTATGTTGTTAAAAAGAATAACGGCGATAACGATAAACCAAGAAGTGCTATTTTTACTGCAAATGGTGCTCTAACTATAAGTAACAATGGAGTCTCGTCACCTCCAGGCTTGCCACTTCTAGGCCAAGAGTTTTTCTACGAATTTCTTGTTTATAGAAATACTGCTGCAGGAGGTGCGGGTGCTCCTGCTATTGACGACGACTGGGTTGAAACAAACAGACAATTTAGTATAAAAAGAGCTCCAGATGCTCCTACGAATATTCTTATTTCTGTTCCCGCCACTCAAAGTGATACTACTAGTGTTTTTCTTAATGCTATTGGAGGGACCGCAGGAGGCACAGTACAGGTAAGTGACGACAACGTTAATTGGTTTGCTAACAACAGTGAATTTCAGAATAAAACTCGCGGAACATCTTATACTTTCTATGCTCGTAGGGTAGGTAGTAATAATGTTACTTCAGATCTTTATACTCATCCAGCGTATGAAATCCCTTATATAGACCCAGACCCAAGTGTAACAGCCACTAATGATACTATTGCTTTTGACGACACTAGTGCTAGTACTACTGTAGGCGACGTTAATACAAATAATAATTATGCTGTACGTCTCAATAATGGGTCTACAAACTTAGGCACTGTTGATTCGTCTGTCACTTCACCTGCAGTTATTACATTTTCTTCGAGTCTACCTACTGTAGGCAACACTACAACTTATGAAATTTTTGCGGCTAGAAGAGAAGATACCGGCGGTAGTGGAATTTATGTCGCTACTAATGATACCTTTACAGTAACAAGACTAGTACAGCCCGTAACTATTCCAACCGATTTAGTTATGAGTACTGCTGCGACAGCTAGCTCTACGCCATTAGTTACTGCTACTGCCTCTGGGGGTAGTGGAGGTACATTACAGGTAAGTCATGATAATGTTAATTGGTATACTAATGGTTCAACCTTTACTAGAACTAGAGGAACAGCTTATACTTTCTATGCTCGTAGGGTAGGTTCTGGATCTGTAACAGCTAGTTATAGCGAAGGCTATACACCTCCTTATTTATTCCCCGACAATGCTATAACAGTATCACCATCTACCCAACAATACACGGGAGTAGGTTCTTTTAATATATCAGTTTCAGATATTACCGCAGATTTAGGAAATAATTATCAAGTAAGAGACAGTTCTGGTACTATCCACGAAAATGGTACTCCCGCTGCGGGGCAAACTCAGGTAACTATTTCAGTCTCGGATGAGCCTAACGCCAACCCAGAAACCTATAAAATTTTCTCAATGAGATTAGTAACAACGGGTGGTTCAGGACTTTATTCTGATTCTACAAAAACCTTTAATGTATCTACTTCAGGCTCTACAGGAGGTATTACTCCACCAACAATAGCTAGTGTTACAGATAACGCTGCTGCTGGGTCTACAGTAACTACTACTATTAACCTATCTTCCACAGGACAAGGTGGAACTCTTAAATACGCTAGAAATCAGAGTGCGACCCCTCCTACTACAGGGTGGCAAACCTCTTCCAGTTTTACTAGCGTGCCTAAAAATACTGTTTATTATTATCATGCAAGCCAAGATGAAGACACCGCCGGGGCTTTCGCAAGTCCAGTACAGTATGCCGCCACAGATGCAGCCTACGGCGTATTAATTAAGAACTCCAATAACCAAAGTATATTAGATACCAGAGTAGATAGACAGAGTACGGCTATAGCCACAGGAACACTAACTGTTCCCGTACAAACGGCTACTGTAGTTAGCAGTAGAAGATACAGAATTGCAATAACTGACCCTTCCGGAGCAGGCAATACTTTCGGTAGCTTTGGAGCCCCTAACGAAAACGCAGATACTATATTTCAAGCTACAAGCAGCGGAACTTTGGGAGGAAGTAGAAGGGTTGGGGAATTAATATCTACAGGTACAAACTCAATACCTGGGATGACATCTACTAATACAGATGAAGTAGGGATATTATTCACAGACGAGCCTGTCACGGGAGCAGGCAGTATTCCGGCTTATGAAATTAATAGACTATCCGGAAAGTTTGAGATATCTTCAAAATTTTCCGATCTGGGAAACTCTACCTATACTTATAAGTATATTGCAGTGAGGTACTAATTATGGCATACGGACTCCAAATATTTAACGAAAATGACCAAACTCTGATAGATACAGACCTTGCTAGTCAAATGCAAGTATCGACTGTAGGCTCTATTGCTGGCAGAACCGGTACATTCCCAAACTATTCTTATAGTTATATAACAAAAGAAGATGAAGAACTCATTTGTTTTAATAGCGGTATAACTACAGGTTCAGTTACCACAGCATTCAACCAAGCTTACAGCAGTAGCAATATTTTTAATTTATCCGCTTCTTCTTTTAACTATGCAAAGTTATCTGTAGTAACTCAAACATATACGGGGTCAGGCAATGCTGATTATGGTATAACAATCTTTAACCCTTCGTCTACTATAAGCTTTACTGATGAATTTGATAAATCATATGATCTTCTTGCGGTTCACCCCGCAGGGACCTTATATGGCACAGGCGCTGTAGTATACTCCGGGTCAGACTTTTCAGATATTTATGTAGGGGGTGGTACTCCTAGAAATGATAGTTCGGTTAAGATAAATAATTATGCTTTCGATGCTGCTAATAATCAGATTTTGTACTATAACTACCTCAATGCAGGCTTCCTAGGAACCTTTAGCCTTTATAACCCCAGCAACGTTTTTGTTGCAAGATTAAGGAATTTAACATGATTAGACCAATAGCTTGGCTAGTATATACAAATATAGAAACTGGATACATAGAACAAGTCATGTCTTGTCCCGGAGCTAATATACCTGCTCACGAACAAGAACTAGATGGAAGAAGAGTATGTCATGTATATAAAGATCAGTTGCCAGATCTTAATTTCAAAGACCCTGCTCAATTTATGCACGCATATGAGTATCATGATAGTGCTTGGTCCTATAGAGGTTCCGATAGACCTTCGGGATACTACGACTGGTCTGGAACTGCTTGGGTTGTAAATACAGAAGGCCTGCTATATGATGTTAGGAAAATTAGAAGTATGAAGTTGGGCATGTCAGATTGGACCCAAGGAGCAGACTCTCCTCTTAGCAACGAGAAGAAAGCTGAATGGGTTACGTATAGACAAGCTTTGAGAGATATAGTTGATAATCTCCCCGCAGACCTGGATGACCCAGAGAATGTTGTCTGGCCAACAGAACCCTCTTAAAAAAATGTCTTGACTTTTTGGTCTCAACATAATACAATGAATCCATGAAACTCGTAAAGATGGCACCAGAAAATCTCGAAGTGGCAAATGCATATTTGTCCACGGGGTCTGCGCTCACTGCTGCAGGCAGCCTAGGCGTTACGCCTGACAAAGTTTACGAAGTGTTAGAGAAAAGTGACGTAAAAGACTATATCAACTCGGTTTATTTAGACCAAGGATATCGCAATCGTTTCAGACTCGCAGAGCTTCTTGATGAAGTAATCGAAAACAAACTTCAAGAAGCTAGAGACTCTGAGCAGTATTCCAGTAAAGACCTAGTTGATATAATTGCACTAGCACATAAAATAACTGTTGACCATACCAAAGAAGCAAAAGCTACTACGAATATTAAACAGCAAAATGTGCAAATCAATTCTCCGTTCGGCGAAGGTAACTATGGAAAGTTAATGGAGAAACTACTTGGAAACCCAGCAACAGAATGACCTTCTTACAGACTTTCGTACCCACGAAGCAGTTTGTGAAGAACGATGGAAAACTATATTTAATGAAGTAAAGAAAGCTTCGGAAGATAGCCGTATTCGATATAAAGAAATGCAGCAATCCATCGATAAACTTCATAAACTCGTCTGGACAGTAGGCGGAGCCCTTATCCTCTTCTTAGCAGGATTATTGGCATCAGGAAACATACTATGATTTTTAAAAAAGGCAATATGTGGAAAGTAGCTGGCTCATCAGCAAAATATGCTACAGAAGAAGAAGCCTTAAAAGCTGCAGGAATTCACCAAGCAGTAATGAAAGAAGCCCCTGTAGAGAAAACAGAAGAAGCTCCTGTAGAGTGTGAAGAATGTGAATGTGACCCTTGCGAGTGTGATGAAGAATGGAAGTCAGCAGACGAGACATAGTTCTCGATAATATAGTACCAGGTAAGTTTCTAAAAGTACCTATTGAACAATATCTGGAATTGCTAGGTATAGAGGCAATTCCTTCTCAGGTGGCCTTAATAAATGCTATTAATTCCGATAAGTATCGTTTTATTGTTGGTGCTCTTAGTCGTCGTCAAGGGAAGACGTATATCGGAAATATTATTGCCCAATGCGTCGCCCTCGTTCCAGGATGCCATGTACTTATTGTCAGTCCTAATTACAATCTTTCTAATATCTCCTTCGACCTACAGCGTAATCTTATTAAGCATTTCGACTTAGAAGTAGCACGAGATAACGCGAAAGATCGTGTAATTGAATTAACGAATGGGTCTACTGTTAGACTAGGGTCTGTAAATCAGATTGATTCTGTTGTAGGGAGGAGCTATGACTTTGTTCTCTTTGATGAGGCCGCATTGGCAGATGGAGAGACAGCGTTTAATGTTGCTATCAGGCCAACACTCGATAAGCCGGGATCTAAAGCTCTCTTTATTAGTACTCCTCGTGGAAGGAATAATTGGTTTAGTCGCTTTTTTAATCGTGGGTTCACCGATGATTTTGAGGAGTGGGTAAGCATAAAGGCAACTTGGCATGATAACCCAAGAGCTTCAGAAACTGATATTGCGGAAGCACGACGTTCTATGTCAACCGCAGAATTTGCTCAGGAATATGAAGCAGACTTTAATGTGTTTGAAGGACAGATTTGGACACTTAACTTTGATAAGTGCGTGCAAGACTTATCAGAAATGGATTTTACAGGCTGCGATATTATCTCGGGGCTTGACGTAGGTTTTAAAGACCCCACAGCATTTTGTTGTATCGCATATGACGGACACAAATATTATTTAATGGAAGAGTATTATGCGGCAGAACGCACGACAGAGGAACATGCTGGCTTCCTTGGTGAAATTATTGAAAGAAGAGAGGTCGACTATTGTTTTATCGATGCAGCCGCCGCACAGACAAGATTCGATCTTGCACAGCAGTATGATATTTCTACTATCAACGCCAAGAAATCGGTGGTTGACGGGATTGGTCATGTGGCAAGTCTTATTGATAACGATCGTCTTATCGTAGACTCGAGCTGCACCGAAACATTGCGCTCACTAGATATGTATAGATGGGACCCGAATCCCAACTTGATTCGAGAGAAGCCCGTTCACGATTCATCTTCTCACATGGCAGACGCGTTGAGATACGCACTTTACAGTTTTGAAGAGAACGCTCCAACATTCTAAACACCGAGTAAAAATAATTCTTGACTTTCAACTGACCTATAGCTATAATGATTAAAATTAGATGGTAGAATTAAAAAGAGACCCAGTAAAATACATCCGAGATAGGGCAAAATCGAAGTACGAGAAGGGTTCTGAATGTCGGATATGCGGCGTTAAGATAAAGTTAGACTTTCACCATTTCCATACTCTAGCTCCTTTACTGCGTAAATGGTTAAGTGAGAAGCAAAAGCTTCGTCCAGACCATTACACAGATGAGTATTTAATAATCTGGAGAGACGAATTTATAGATGATAACTGGGCTGAACTTTACACTGAAACAGTCACCCTATGTCACGATCATCATCTGAAACTACATTCCATTTACGGAAGAAACCCCCCGCTTCACACTGCAGAAAAGCAGAAGCGCTGGGTAGAAATACAACGAGAAAAATATGGCTTGGTATGATTTCTGGAAACAGGAAAAGTTAAATCCCGCGCAAGAAGAGATTGTAGTAAGTCTCGAAGGCTCGGGCCCTATTGCTTCTAGAGAAATCGTACATAACTATAAAGCGTACTACGAGTACCTCGAAGTTGTGAACCGCGCCGTAAATATGATTGTAGATGATGCAGCTGAAATTCCGTTGCGAGTAGGTGAACCAATTCAAGGATTGAATTCAGTAACCAAAGGTATAAGGCGTTCTCGTGTTGACTTATTGTTAAACAAAGAGCCTAACCCTTTTCAAGACGTTTCTACTTTTAAGCGAAACCTCATAATCGACTATATACTAGATGGAAATATCTTTATATACTTTGACGGAGTTTCTCTGTATCATCTCCCCGCTAATTACATGGACATTGAGCCAGATAAAAGAACCTACGTACAAGGCTATACTTTTCAGACAAGTATAGACTATACTCCTGATGAAATCATTCATATTAAAGAAAACAGTTTTCATAGCATCTATCGTGGTACTAGTCGTTTAAGGGCAGCTCAACGAAGCATGTCTCAGCTTACACGTATGCGTGAATTTCAGGACAATTTCTTTAAGAATGGTGCTGTACCAGGTTTGGTAATTAAGTCACCCTCTGTCATTAGTGAGAAAAATAAAGAGAGAATGATTCAATCTTGGGTCACGCGGTATAGACCGGATGGTGGCGGTAGACGCCCATTAGTGCTGGACGGCGGAATGGAGTTAGACTCAATTTCAAATATTAATTTTCGTGAGCTAGACTTCGAATCGTCTATTGACTCCGCAAACAAAGAAGTATTAAAAGTACTTGGCGTACCGCCAATTATGTTAGACTCTGGTAATAATGCCAATATTCGTCCTAACCACAGAATGTATTATTTAGAAACTATTCTGCCTATCATAGAGAAGGTAAACAAAGCTTTAGAAAGATTCTTTGGTTACACCATAACCCCGGATATTAGCAACATTCCTGCACTTCAGCCAGAGCTAAGAGACTCAGCAGCCTATTATTCTACACTAGTAAATGCAGGGATTATTACACCTAACGAAGCAAGAGAAGCTTTAAACTACGATGAGGTTTTTGGCGCTGGAGAAATACGTGTTCCTGCCAACATTGCAGGCTCAGCTTCAAATCCCGCAGAAGGCGGAAGGCCACAAGAGCAAGAGGAAACTTAAATGACAAAATCCGAAGTTTTAAAGGTTATGATTGATTTCTTTCATGAGCAGGGACGTGTGCCCTCTAGAAGTGAATATTATAAGCTAGGACCAGACGTATGGCCTATCAATCCAAGACTTTTAACAAGATATTTTAGAGGTAGGGGTTATAACTCTATCGTTAAAACTGCTGCACAGATGTATCCTGCAGATTGGAACTCAATTGGTAGTAAGCCTGTTGAAGAACCTAAACCAATGAAAAAGCCCGTTCTTGAGCCGGCTTCAGAAGATGACCTTTCTCCTCTGGAGAAATTAAAATCTATAAAAGGAGAATCAATTGAATAAAATTTTTCATATTGGCTCCACTTTTAAAGCCTATGAAGATGGGGATGATCTCCATATCACAGGTATGGCCAGTACTAATAGTACTGACCGAGTTGGAGATATTATTGAATCTGAAGCCTGGACAAAGGGCGGACTTCAAAACTATTTAAACAATCCAGTTATTCTTTTTAATCACGACTACAACCAGCCGATTGGCCGAGCAATTTCGCTTGGTACTAACGACAATGGTCTGCAGCTAAAAGCAAAAATTGCTAAATCTGCTGGACATGTAGGAGAGTTAATTAAAGAAGGCGTCCTTGGAGCTTTTTCAGTCGGGTTTCGAGTCAAGGATGCGGAGTATATGACCGAAACCGATGGATATAAGATTAAGGACGCAGAGTTATTGGAGGTTTCCGTAGTTACGGTTCCTGCTAACCAAGCTGCTACCTTTTCTCTTGCTAAGTCTTTTAACTCTGATTCAGAATATGAAGACTTCAAGAAATCTTTCAAAACAGTAGATTCCTTAACAGAATCTAATAACCTTCAGGAAACTGAAAAACATCTAGATTCCGTTAACGAATCAATGCCTACCGACTCTGATAAAGTCGAAGCACAGGAGAAAACTATGAGTGATATCGATATTGATGCGATTGTGGCTGCTGCTGTCGAAAAGACCGCAACTGCAATGGCAATGAAAGAAGCTGAACGCAAGTCAGAAGAGAAAACGCGATTGGAAGCAGAACAAAAAGCTGCTGCCGAAGCCGAAGCTCAGAAGTCTGCACAAGAAGCTCAAATTGCAACCGCTGTATCTAGTGGTGCAGAACGTTTAATGGCTGACGTCGAAGCAAAAATGAGTGCTAAAGACGCTGACCATGCAGAAATTATTGGTTCATTGCAAAATGAACTGAAAGAAAAAGCCGCTGAAATTGAAAAAATTCAGCAGAGCAAGCGAGTCTTCTCAGACCGCGCTAGCCAAAAGTCTGAATTGTCAGAAGAAGATATGGTAAATGCACACGTTTTGGGTGTAGTTACTAATAAAGGTATGGACACTCGTTTTGGTCGTTCTATCATGGAAAAAGTTAATGCCAGCTCTGGTGTAACTGTTCCTACTTCTACTACTGCGGACTTTGAGTCAACAGTATCTACCGCTATTCAGCGCGATATTGAGCTTGAACTCGTTCTTGACCCTCTTTTCCGTAAGATTCAGATGAATGCTGCTTCTATGGTTATCCCAACTATGCCTGATGCAGGGTATGCAGAGTGGCTTGGTAGCAATGCTGCCGGCACTGGCGCAGGTTCTGCCTTCAAGGGTAACTTAGGCGATCGTGATGAAGCTTCTCCCGGCGCTAACGCTGGTATTGGCTTAGGTAGCAAAGTCTTGACCGTAGAAAAGTTGGTTTCTAAGTCTTTCATGGCTAATGAAACTGAAGAAGATGCAATTATGCCTATTCTTCCTTTGATTCGTGAAGCTATGGTACGTGCTCATGCACGCGCTATTGAGCATTCAATTCTTCAAGCTGGTCATACTGCTGAAGTAGTAAACGCTGGGGGCCAAACTGGTCTTATCCAGCAGGCTATTGCTGCTAGCAAGAAGCTTGATACTGGTGCTTCTGCTGGTGCAGCTAGTGTTACTGCTACTACTGCTGCTTTGTTGAATATGCGTCAAGCAATGGGTAAATACGGTCGTCGTCCTTCAGACGTAGTTTATGTTGTATCTTTAGATGCATACTACGATTTGCTTGATGATGCTGAATTCCAAGATGTAAACTTGGTTGGTGGCGATCGCGCTACTAAGATTTCAGGCGAAATTGGTCAGGCTTATGGCTCACCCATTATCGTTTGTGACGAGTTTACTGCCGGTAAAACTGCTAACAAGGTTTGGGGTGTTGCTGTCAATACTCGTAACTTCCTTGTACCAGTATTACGTGGTGTAACTGTTGAATCAGACTACGATGTTGAAAATCAGCGTCGAGTACTGGTTGCTACTCAGCGTCGTGGCTTTGATGTCATGTTTGCTGATGCAGGGCAAGTTGTTTGTCACGCTTGGTAAGATGTTTAGGATGGGAAGCCTTCGGGCTTCCCAAGCCTTTTTAGGAAAAAAATGGCTGATTTAATTACATTAGACGATTATAAACTACTGGAAGGGATAAACTCTACACAGTTTGACGAAAAGTTCGAGACGCTAATTACGAGTGTAAGTAAGCTTGTCCGAACCTATTGCAACAGTGAGTTTGACACCTATGCTAGTAGCCCCGGATATACTGAATTTTTTGATATTCAGTGGGATACGTATACTGTCCAACTAAAGTACAGTCCAGTGATTAGTATTACTAATGTATATGAAAGAGTAGGGCAATCCACTGCTTATACAGAATTATTTACTAACGGTGGAGGAACTCCAC